TGGCCACATCCGTCAGATTGCTCACGCTCAAGACTTTGTCGCCAACTTTGACTCCAGTAACGGTCACCGGTCCAGCTGCAGCCGCACCGTGAAAGACATACTGCTTGACGTTCAAGCCTTCCACGATTGCGCCTGCCTGGATGGACAACTTGCCGCCAGACTCAACAACCAGCGTATCGCCGCTGTCGGCCTCATGGACTTTTGTCGTAAACGGGAATTGGCTCATAGCACGCCTACAACGTGACTTTCAAAACGGTCATCGCGCCAGTGTCCATCGCAGCACTGTCAAGGCGGGCAATGCCGCGCACTTCAGTACTGTTCGAGCGCCAGGCCTTGCCGCCGATATTCGTGGATGAGAATTCGTACCCAGCGCGGCGGAAGATCGTCATGAACGAGCGGCCATCGCCGATCGCGATGCGACTCTTGCCGCTGACATTTCCCCAGTGCGCATCACTCAAGAACACAACCGGTCGGCCTTTCACACGGAATGCGGTTGCGTTGGTCGGGTCCGGTTGCAGCATCGGACGGCCGTCACCATCCTTGAGCTGATCCATAACTTCCAAACCGCTCTGGTTGGTGAAGATGGTCGCGTTCGCCGAAAAGATCGGGTCGAGTGTTTTGTTGAGCGTGGTCTTGATAACATCCAAAGTCGTGGTTTTATCCGTGACGTTGGTTCCGGTGATGCCATTGAGCAAGTCCAAGACCAGGCTGTTATTGGTGAGCACAACCTTCTTGCTGAACCAGCTCGCCAGATAATTCATGATGTTGACCGGTGTGTCCGCCATAAAGTTATTGCTCACCGGAAGAAAGTCGCGGTATTCATCGAGCGAATAATCGATTTTGCTGAACAAAGGCGATTCGCCTTCGGTGGTGCGTTCTTCGATCTCCGTGGTGCTCTTGGTCAACGGCAGTGCAGCGGCGAACTGTTCGATCACGCGCCAGCCGGTGAGTGTGATGACTTCCTCCACGTTGACGTAACTGGCAAGATCAACATACAAGCGCTGCAGCTCGATGATCTTTCCATCGAAATCCACCGGATTGAGAAAGCCGCCTTCGGAACCGGCAGGCGAGCCGCCCGTTTCGGTCAACGCATTGATCAGGCGCGGGAAGCGATCTGAGCCGCCTTTTTCGTTTACGTTCTCAGGTGTGACGCCAGCGCGGAAGGCTCTGAGCCACTCGTCGCGATATTCCGGCGTGGCGCGCAGGTTTTCGATTTCCGGCGGTTGTTGGCTTTGAGTGCCGCCAGCTTGCGTAAAGCGCTTCGCCGGATCGCCGCCGCTGTTGCTGGTGGTGGCCAATGCTGAGAGATACAGCTTGTTCACGCCCTCATATTCTGCATTCGCCTTATCCAGCGGCGCTTGCATTTGGAGAGCTTCGTCGAGCTTGTCTGCATCGTTCAGACGCACGATCTCCGCCGCAATGCGATGGCGCTCAGCGTCCGCTTTCAAGACACGGTCGTACAGACTTTTAATATCCATGTTCTTACATCTCCTTTTTCAAATACATATTGGCTTGAGCGACCAGGCGCTTTGCCTTGTGCGCTTTTTCTTCATCCACTGCAGGCCGCTGATCATTGCTGGTTTGATTCAGCAGCGCGCGTGGGATGTTGACAAATTGGGTCTTGAGTTGATTGCTGAACTGGGCAACATTGGCGGCCTTGCTCGATCCGCTGATGACTCCGTCTGCAAAGCCGAGAGCAACCGCTTCGCTGGCCGTCATCCAAGTTTCATCGTTCATCAACTTCGAGAGTTTCTCGGCATCCATCTTGGTTCTGGCTGCATAACCTTCCACGATGCCGTCTTTGATGGATTTGAGTTGGTCGATCAATCCCTTGAGATCGTCCACGCCGTAGTAGCCCATGATGCCCACCATCGGGTTGTGGATCATCATGTACGCGCTGGCGTTGATCAGCGTCTTATCGCCTGCGATCGCCACCATCACCGCTGCGCTTGCCGCAATGCCGTCCACCTTGACCGTGATCGTGCCCGGGTAATCGCGCAGCGTGGCCGCCATCACTGAAGCCGCGATCAGATCGCCGCCGTAGGAATTGACACGCACCGTCACCGGTCCATTCTTTCCATTGGCATACAACTGATCCTTGAACATCTTCGGGGTAACTTCATCGCCGAACCAACTGAATTCGGAGATGGTTCCATACAGCTCCAGTTCCACTTCGCCGCTATCAGTCTCAGCCGCATTGCGGAAAGTCCAGAAGGCTTCGTGGGGTTTGCCGTTTCCATCGAAACAGCGGATCGGTTCGTTAGGCATTGGTTGCTCCTTGTTTGGCGGCCGCACCCATTGGTTGAATATTGGCTGGCATATACAGCAGGTCGGCGGCAGGGTTGCTGTTCTTCGGTCGGTCTTCGATCTGGATCGCCTGGTTCGGCGTCATGCGGCCGTTCTGGATGGCGGCGTTCAAATATTCGCCGCGGCTCTTGGCGTCTGTGCGGAACAAGGCCGAGCGTTCGAAGCGGAAGAAAGTCGTGCTCTGCTCCTGCACGCTGATCCATTTCAAACGCGCTGACTCTTCCATTTGCACCAGATACGGGTCCAGAGTCGAAGAGAGATAGTCCAGGTTTTGTTGTTCGTTGCTGTTGTAGGCTTGCTTGCCGGTGTTGAGCTTGTATGCGGGCACACCGTAGAAATTCATGATGGCGATATCGTTATCCCGCAGCAATTCCAGGAACTGAATATCTTTCGGCTGCATCGTCACCGGCTCGAACTTGCTTACTTTGTTATCAAGTATGGCAATGCGGTTTGCATTTTCATCGCCGCTCATTACTTCTTCGTACATCTCGCGCACTTTTTGGCGTGCATCTTTTTTGCTCTCACCGTTCAGCCATAAGATGCCCGCTGCTGACAGGCCGTTCTTGAACAACCCGCCCTGCGACGAGTAGCCTGCCAGCTGGCGGCCGATCGTTTCGCGCGCGAACTGTATGACTCCGCGACCGATAAAGCCGGTCGGGTCCGGGTTGATCATCCAATGCGCCACTTCTGCAGCTGGGATGGGCGTCTCCTTCGTGTCGCCATAGAACTTGGTCATGTACCACAGCGCACCGTCCTGATCGAAAACAGGATAGGTCGCATTCGAAGGCAAAATGTAAAGTTCGTTTGAATAAACAGGCGGCTTCCAAATGTAAGCATTGCCCCAATGCACAAGCCACAGCGATGCCACTTTCTTGAACCAGAACGGCGTCCACCAGCGGTTCGGCTGCACTTCCAGCCGGTAGGCGATGTTTTGCATCATCACATCCGGCCTCATGCGCTGAATGTCGCCCGGATATTGGCTGATCAAAGTTTGCAGCGGCATCTTGGCAATATCGTCGGTGATGATGTTCCCGCATCGATACGCGGTCGCAACATTCTTCGAATTCTCAGGCGTCACCACCTGCCCCGATCGCGTCTTCATCCCCAGATTGCCGATCAACTCCGGCAGACTCTGCGGCGTGGTTGTAGCATTTGCAAATGTCGCCGCCTGTCGTTTATTGAGCCGAGATAAAGCTTTGTGCAGGATCATTTCTGGTTACTCCACGCGACGAGATAGGCATAGATCAAAAATTCCACGCCGCCCACGAACCATGCAGCCACCGGATAAACGCAATAAGAGCCGATCAGAATCAAAGCAAAACCTGCCACGATCAGCAGCTCATCGTTATATTTCTTGATCCACGTTCGAGCCTTGTTGCGTTTTGGTTTTGAATTCATTCTCGGATTCTTCCGCGCAGTTCAGAGACTTCCTTGCTGATCTCTTTCATCTCATCGCCAAGCCGTGCCGCCAAATTACTCATCGAAGTGTTGGTAGCTTCACGCTGCTCCTTGAGAAAGTTCTGCCATTGCAAATCGCGCTTTTCGAGAGAATCAAGAAACATGGAAACCAATCTCAGAGCAAACCAAATAAAAACGCCAACAAGCGGGACCTGAATCAAAAGTCCCAGATAATCCCCTGTTGTCATAATTTCGTTGCTTCTGGCTGTAATGATGTGCTTCTTGGCATAATCCTCCGGCAAAAGTGCAAACAAAAACGCCCGACGACTCTCTTTCGAGAATCGTCGGGCGTTACTTCCGACGTGATCCGCAATTCAGCGGAAACTCAATTTTTAGCTTACTTCCCTAATTATAGCCATGCAAGTTGAAATGTCAATGCTTTATTAAATGATAAACGCCGGGGTGAGGGGGGCACCCAAGCGCTTATCGATTTGAATTTTAGAACATGCGTGCTATTTTGTCAAGGGCTGATTTAAAAGAATTTCCCCTGTCATGATTGCTTCCTGAATAATGAAATTCACATGTCGTAAATATTCCACCTGCCGCCATCCCACTTTAGAGATCTCGCTCGCACCTTCGCCAACTTTCTGCAGTTCCGAAAAACAACGCTGGAGCTTATTCAGCTCCAGCGTGTAAATTTCCTTTGGGTCCGTTTGATAAGTCATGGCACCACCACCTTGACTGGGTTGCCTTTGCGGTTGTATACCGTTCCAGTGCTAACTACTTCTGCATATTCGCCCGTTCTGTGCAAACGATCTCTGAGATCCGTCAAAGTGTCCGCGATGCTGCTCAAATCCCCAACGTACCCCCAGTGGTGCCCACCGTTGCCGCTTGCGTCGCGGTCGTGTTTCTCTAATCCTGCTTCGATTTGCTTCAGTAATTTTTTGATCTCTGCCTGTTTTTCTTCATATTTCATCAGGCTCTCTTCGCTGCTGGCCATGTTGCGTTTTTTGGCGTACTCTCGTTTGATTTCCAAGATTGATTTTTTCATCGCTGCTCTCCTTATAGCCAACAGTAGGCCGCCGAGTGCAAAGGAAGTCAAGTCAATTACATGCCCCAGTCATCGCTCAAAATATCATCAAGATTGACCACTTCATTTCGCAACGCCAGGTCAATTGCCATGATCAGCGCCACGATGCCGTCGATTTTATCTTTTGATTTTTCCTTGTCCGGTTTGATGTTGCCCGCCGGGTCCATGTGCGCCACAACATTATCTGCCATCCAGGTCAGCACTGGATTGTTGCCGTGACGGATCTTCCCAGAGAGTAAAAGCCGCTCCAATTCTTGCATCGGCGGATTCATACTCTGGTATCCCTGCCCAAATTGCACCATCGTCATGCCAATGTTCTGAAGCACCTGCACAACGCGTGCAGCTCCCCACCGGTCGAAGGCGATCCGCTCGATTGAATAATCGGTTGCATCCTGTTTTATCTGCTCAAACACCAGGCCGTAATCGATCACGTTTCCATCAGTCTTTTCGATATAGCCTTCACGCACCCACTCGTCATAATGCGTGCCTTCTTGCGTGCGCGGCTCGATTGCATCTTCCGGCAGCCAGAAGCGTGCAACCACATCGATGAACCCATCCTCTGCCGGAAACACCAAAACGAAAGCGGTCAAGTCAGATGTGCTTGATAGATCTAATCCAGCAAATGCCGTACGACCTTTGAGATGCTCTGGCAATTCCAACGCAGGGATTTTTCCGCCGCACTTGCGCCATGCATCCATATCCATCCACTTGGAATCGCCCTGCACCCAAACATTCAATTCGCGCCGCAGGAAGTTGTTCTGCGCTGCTGGCATCTTCGCGGCGCGCGTGGCTTTCATGCGCAGATCGTCTATTTTTTTCGAGACGCCCAAATTCGGGTTGGCTTTTATCCAGCAGGCTTCATCGCGCCAGTCGTCACCTTCATCAATCGTGTAGATGATGCCAAACCACGTATCATCGACAAACGAATTATCTTTGAAGCCTTCCAATACTTTCTCAGTGTATTGATGTTTCTCGAAGCACACGCTCTGACGATCCATGCCAGCGGTGGTGATCGCCACAATTAACGGCTGCCGCCTCGAGCCGGTGGCCGTTTCAAGAACATCCCACATCTCGCGGCTTTTCCACGCATGGACTTCATCGGCTAAGACTCCGTGGACATTCAAACCATCGATGCTGTCCGAGTCAGCGCCCAATGGTTCATACTTGCTGGCGCTGGCTTCCATGTGCAGGTTGTCTTTATAGATTCGGATATGCTTCCGCAGCGCGCGATTCTTTTTGACCATGCGGATCGCTTCGCCGTGCACGATGCGCGCCTGATCGCGCTTCGTGGCCGCGCTGTAAACCTCCGCGCCTGGCTCGCCATCGAAGAACGCCAGATAAATTCCGGTCGTCGCCCCATGCGTTGACTTTCCGTTTTTACGCGCCACTTCCTCATACAGGGTTCTGAACCGGCGCGTGCCATCCTCCCGCATCCAGCCGAACACATTCCAATCAATGAACTGCTGCCACGGTTCAAGATGCAGAAATTCTCCGGCCCACTGTCCCTTGGAATGCTTGAGCAGGCTCGCCATGCGTATCTTGCGCTCGGCTGCGTCGCGGTCGAAATACAGTCCGCGCTCATGACCATGCTCTAGATCATAAAAATATCGCTCGCACGCCAGCCGTACCCATTTGCATGCGACGATCTTTCCGTCTATAACATCCAGCGCATATTGTTCTGCGGGATGAAGTGCCTCCTTCCTGGCATTTCCCATTTCACTTATCAGCAACCTTTACAGCTTTTCCGAATAACATCTTTTCCAGTTCTTCTTCACCACTCGCATCTTCGATCTTCACGCGTGACCGGCTGCTGGGCGTCATCCCAAATTCAGCGTAAAACTTCTGCACCTGATCCATCGAGCGCTTCTTGATCGCCACCCACGGATTTTGATACAGCCCGCCTTTATCAGAGATAATGACTTCCCCTTCTTTTTCCACCTTATTGCAGGCTTTCACATAATCTGCCCAGGCGGTGCAGCACACAGCCAGCGCAGCGCGGTCGATGTTTGAAATGATCTTCAATGCATAAAGCTCTTTCGTGATGCGATTCCATTCGGTTCGCGCAGCCCCTTTGAGATGTGGCGGACATTTTGGGATGACAGACTCCGGCTTCGGCTCTTTATGGTTCAACGCTCGCTTGCCTGGGTTGCCCTCCAGTTCTTTCATTGCAGTTGGTAATGGTTTTCTGCCCCTCACAAATCCTCCAGTTCAGGCATCTGCCCCGTCATTTGAAAATAGCGCTCCAGCGCCACGGCCACATATCTCGGATCGTTGTCCATCGTGCGACAGACTCTCCCCAACCGTTCACAAGCCGCCAGCGTTGTGCCCGATCCTGAAAACAGATCAAGCACCACCGCACCAGGCTGGCTTGAATTCTTGATCGAGCGCTCCACCAATTCAAGCGGCTTCATGGTTGGGTGTTCTTCGCTTTTCTTTGGCCGGTCGATAAACCATACATCGGATTGCTTGCGGTCCGTTACTTCCACTAATCGCGCGGCATTCTTATTCCAGCCATACCACATTGGCTCGAACTGGGTGTGATAATCCTTGCGCGATAAGACCAACTGATCTTTCACCCAAACGATTGTCGATGACCAATGGAAACCACGCTCACGCAGCCAGTGATCAATGACCGGCCACTCCTGGGTGCCCATCACCAAATAGATGGGCGCGCCTGGTGCGCTGAAATCGAACATCATGCCGGTGAATTTTTCGACAAACTCAGGAAAGTTTTTACCAAGATTGTCATTGTTCATCGTGCGGACTTTATAACCATGCGCGTTATCGCTATCGACTCCGCCGCCATAGTTCACATTCCACGGCGGATCGCTCCAAATCATCTGCGCGAGAATTCCAGCCATCAACTTTGCAACATCGCCACGCTGCGTTGAGTCGCCGCACATAATGCGATGCTTGCCGCAGTGCCACACCTGACCAACTTTTACCTGCCACTTTTCTTGCAGCTCATCGGCTCGATCCGGCTCCGCGCCCGGGTCTTCCACAGTTGGTTGTGTTTCTGCAGAAACACTAACCAGATCAGCCAATTCCGCAGGCTCGAAGCCGGTAAAGAGATCGCCTACCGAACTCGATATTTCGCGCAGCACATCCTCGTCCCATCGGCTGAACTCGGCCACGCGGTTATCGGCAATTCCAAACGCTGCAGCGGTCGCCGGATCATCATCGACAAAAACAACAGCGATATGACTCCAGCCCAGTTGCTTCGCGGCTCGATACGTGCCGTTGCCCGCTTCCACCTTCCCATCCTGAAGGCGATTGGCCACGATCGGTTTGCGCTGGCCGTATGCCTTCAGAGATGCGGCAATGCGCGCCACATCATGACCCACGCGTGCATTGGCGGGATCTTCATGCAGGCTGTCGATCGGCACAGCCAGCGGCCACAGACTCTCGGCAATATACGAAAGATCGGTCATAGTTTCTCCGGCATCTTCCCTGTCATCAAATACCAACGCTCTAACGTCGCGGCAACATAGCCAGGGTCAATATCTGCGGCTCGGCACACGCGATTCAAAATCTCGCAGGCGATCAACGTTGTGCCCGATCCATTGAACGAATCAAAAACAAACTCATCCGGCTGCGTATAAAGCAAAATGTGCCGCGCAGGGATCTCCAACGGGAATGCAGCCACGTGGCTGTTGGCACCGGCCGTGCCCTTGATGTCAGTCCAGTAAGAACGCAACGCCCACTTCTGCTTCGTGCGTTCCTGGCCGCGGCTCTTGCCTGTGCGGTTGTAATAAGTTTCAAGCAGCTGCACATCTTCTTCATTGAGCACATCACTGAAGTCAATCGGCTGGCCTTCATCGCTTTCAAACGTTCCGATGAATTCAGAATGCTGATCGATCAAATCTGTCTTTGGAGAGACTGAAGCGAGCTGGCCTTCTTTCAGCCAATGCCGGATATGTCGCAGATTCCAACCGAGCGCGAAGAAAGCGTTCATCCATTTATCGATCAGTAAAAGCACCTGGCGTTTCTTGCGCTTATCGAATGAAGTTGTAAATCCGGTGCCGGTGTTGATCACAATACGTGACTCATCCACGCGCACCACTGCGGCCATGATGGCTGCAGCACGCTCGACGAATTGATTGATCTCGGCTTCGCTCTTTTCGCGCTCGTAATCTTTCCCCACCCAATAAGGCGGCGACGTAATTCCAAGCGCGGCAATGCCACGCCAACCCAACCCGTCGACATCCAACTTCGTTGTATCCGTGCACGCCAGAAGATGCTTGCCAAGTTTCCAAACCTGACCTTCAGCAGTTTGCCATTTCTCACGCAGCTCAGCGAGCTTGTCGTCCTTGCCATCTTGCGGCCCAGGGTCTACCAGCAATCCGCCGCCGCGTTCACCAAGCAAGTCACGGATCTCGGCTTCGGTGAAGCCCGTAAACAAATCTTCAATCGTTGGAACCAACGCGCCGAGCGCATCGAGATCCCATTGACTGAGTTCGCTCAAACGATTATCTGCGATGCCATACGCTGCAGCTGTGGCCGGATCATCTTCGACGAAGACCACCGCGATATGACTCCAGCCCAATCTTTCTTTGGCAGCCAGCCACGTGCCGTTGCCTGCTTCGATCTTGCCATCCTGAAGTTTGTTGGCAATGATCGGTTTGCGCTGGCCGTATGCCTTCAGCGACGCGGCGATCCGGTCCAGTGCATGGTTCGTGCGTGCATTGGCCGGATCGATATGCAAACTATCAATTGGAACCGCAAGGCTTCGAAGCCCCTCGGCAATATAAGATAGATCATCCATTGGACACCGTCACTTTATTTCCAAAAAGCATTTGTTCAAGTTCATGTTCAGCATCAGGCGCTTCAACTTTCACTCGTGACCGACTCGATGGCGTCATTCCAAATTCAGCACCTAATTTATTGAGTTGATCGAGCGCGCGATTGGCGATCGACAAGTAAGGATTCTGAATAATGTTGCCTGCCGCCGTTTTGATGATCTCGCCTTTATCGCGGACCATGCGCTCTGCCTTCTGCCATCGGACGAAGATCACGCAATACATGGAGAGTGCATCTTTATCAATCGTTGTCACCAATCCAAGTGGATGCAACTCTCGAACGATCGCTTTCCATTTTGCTTTTTCATCGTCACTCAAATTTTCTGGTGGCCGAGGCATAATGACTCTCGGCCTTGGTTCTGCATGGTTCAATGCGCGCTTGCCTGGATTGCCTGCGAGCTGCTTGAGCGCTGTTGGTTTTGGTTTTCTTCCTTGCATTCATGTGCCTACCCCCCCCTGCCTAATTTCGCGGGCGCACACGCACGACTCCCCGACCGGTCGTTTCTCCCCATGCAAAACATTTTTAGCCCCCTACCCCTTCCGGCGTTTCGAACCATCAATGTAGTGCTTTTTGTTGTCACACCGTCGACACAACCCCTCGAGATTGCTCCAATCATCAGAGCCTCCTTGTTTCCTTGGGATAATATGATCGACTATCTTGGCCGCGACTAGCGGACCATGCAAGCCAAACAGGTTCACACAATATGGATGTGCTTTGAGATATGGATCGCGGACCTTCGTCTGCCAGTCATATCCATATCCACGATCAGTTGAGTTGGGTCTTGTATCACGCTGACGTGGCAGTCGATGCCTTGGACATCGACTGCCTTCATAGACCAATGCATTACATCCAGGCGCTGCACATGGATGTGGTGCGCGTCGTGGCATCAACCCTGCCTATTGACTGGCTGAATGAGACCACGCGTTGCCAGCTCTGG